AGCTCCGAATAATCATGAATCACCCAGCGGGTTCCAAGGTTAAATTTATCGTAGTGTTTGAGCACTACAAGGCGTAAGTAATGGATATATTTGTAGAATTTACAAAACCAAGGAAAACGAAGATAGCAGTCTTCTCGTGGCTTATTCGGCTGGTTCAGGGAACCCCATACTCTCATGTCCTACTCAGGTGGGTCAACAGTGTGGGTGTTGAGCTAGTGTATGAAGCCAGCGGTCGTATGCTGAAGTTCCTCGGTCCCAAGGCTCACAAGGACAGGTATTATGTTATCCGATCATACAAGATTCCTGTCAGTAGGGATGAGTACAGAGAGACTATTAAGCTGTGCATGGAAAATGCCGGTGTAGATTATGGGCTGAAACAAGCGTTTGGCATAGCCTTGGTCCATATTTTCAAGCTAAAGAAAAATCCCTTTAGTGACGGTCAAGTATGCTCTGAGATTGTCGGTCATTTCATTGAGCAAGTGAAGAAACAAAATACGGGTCTTGATCTTAACATTGCTGGTCCCAAAGAGATAGATGAATACCTCGAAGGGTCCAATTATGAATTGGTCAAATACAATAAAAGTGTGTAAAAATAAAGGGAAAAGATTATCAAGGAGTGATTTAAATGGCAACCACATTAACCTACGGATTGGTTAGGCCGGATACGGGTGATAAGGGTAATGTCTGGTTCCCTGCCCTTGAAGATAATATAACCCAACTCGACGGTCATACCCATGATGGTGTAGACTCGGCACCCATACCATCCTCATCAATTCAACCAACAGTTGTAAACGTAGACACTACCGGCTGGACTGCAACCGGCAACGGCTTCTACACCAAGAACCTCTCGTTCCCAGGAACCTATCTGAACTCAACCTCTCAGATTAGATTCCTACTTGATGGTGGTTCAAAAGATAGAAACCAAATCTATCCAACGTATGACTTGATTGATGATACTAATATGACAATTACTATGCCGACTAATACTCAGGCTTTGAATGTTATTTTCTCATAAGGATGTGGGATGCCTTCACAGGTTTTAAAAGTAGAGGACTTTAGCGGTGGCGAAACCGACCACTATGTTAATGGTCCAACCAACCGTGCGAGGTTCATGCGTAACTTTCTCCTTACGAGAAATCGCAAACCTGTTGTTAGAGATGGGTCTGAACTCTATGATGACACAGCCGGACTAGATCAGATACCAGCGGGCAATCAAAGAACCTCCCGCATTAAATTCTTCCAAGACGAACTCTTTGAATTTTCTGCAAGGAACGGCTATTACCGTGACGGAACATTCGTCACCCTCACCGGACCCGTAGATAGTAATCCAGTTTTCGGTGCCGGAACTGTAGCAAATCATGTTGCCATTGCGGAGTGGCAGAAACATATGTTCCTTACCATCGACGAGTATTCTACGCCTCGTAAAATTTTCCATGATGGTTCCTCCTGGCAGGTAAGAACCGCTGGTCTACCAGCATTAGCCTCATCCCCAACCATTACACCGCAAACTGGTGATGGTGCATCATACATTTACTACTTCGTTCACAAATACACCTACACTGTAGGGACTGTAACATATATAGACAGGTCAGCTCCAATCGTTGTGCAAGAAACGAATGGTGGAGATATGAGTGGTGCAACCCACTTCAACGATATCTCTGGTATTCCTGTGCTGGCAAACGGTGCTACCGAATGTTATGATACAGCAACAATCCAAATTGAAATATACAGAACAACAAATGGTGGGACGGTCGGCAAGCTAGTCGGTTCCGTAACGAACGGGACGACTACGTTCTTAGATAACGTGGCTGATGCTAACCTGGGAATCAACATCTACACCACTGGTGGTCGTGTAGATAACGATGCCCCGCCACAATCCAAGTATGTAGCCATAGCAAATGAATGTGGTTGGTATGCCAACTGTAAGGTTGGTAGCGAAGAGTTCTCCAATCGTGTTTATCAATCAATCCAAGCAGACCCAGACTCAGTACCAGCCAGTTTCTTCACCGAAGTCGATGAAGATATCACCGGCATATCCAACGTAGACATCTACCCAATCGTATTTACCAAGAATAAAACATACAGAATCGAAGGAGTGGTAGATGCTTTTGGTAGGAATTTTAACCGTCTTCGTGTTGTATCCGACACTGTTGGTTGCGTGTCTAATAATGGAATTGTACGCACTGTTCGTGGTTTGTTTTTTCCAGCTAATGATGGGTTTTATTATACTGACGGATTTTCACTCCAGAAACTATCCGAACACATTAATGAAAGATATGCTCTTGCAGTTCAGAGTGATGCCCAAGCAAAAAGAATCAGCGGAGTACAAGACCCGCTTACCAAGAGAATTTATTGGGCGCTTCAGGAAGACCCAACAGATACGGAAAATAACGCCATCTATATCCTTGATCCGTTCTGGGGATTGAGCATGGAGTCCTCGTTTACCTCCTGGGCATCGGGCGAGGATATGAAGCCAACCTCTTTGGAGTTCGCCGAAGGCAACCTGCTACGGGCAGACTCAAGAGGCTACACGTTTGAGCACAAGACCGAGCTGTTTACCGACCTAGTGGTAGACACCGCTGCTGCATCTACTTCTCTGTGGGAAACCAAGGGAATTGAATATGACTACACCTCATGTGCATACTCATTCGGTACAGAGGTAGGACGTAAATGGGTAACTAAACTCTTATCCATATTCAAGAACCTATCTAACATCTCATGCCAAGCATTATCCATTAACGATGACTCAGCCATTGATAAAGAACTAAAGGAGATTCGCTTTAGATCAAACATCACATGGGGAGATGCAGAAGTCGTATGGGGTGATAGCCGGCTTATATGGAATTTCAATGGACTCATTATTGCCGATAGACGATTCCCAAAACGGGGGCTTCGTTGCACATACAAGCAGGTCAAGTACATACCGTCCAATACCATCATTGGTAAATCAGATGACTACGGTACTGCCACAGCAGCTACCGCTACCCTGACTGTACTACTTGATGATGCGGCTGGTAATGACTGGCCAGAAGAAATCGTAAACTCAATGATCTATTTTGAGAACGATGATTACACCCAAGGGTTTACCATCGTTGCCAGAACAGCAGATACAATAACCATCACAGACCCCACAAATAAATTGGTTAATGGTTCATTTAAATGGATCATTAGAGGGGTTAGGAAAAACGAACGTATGAGCCTTGAGAGTTATAGCATCGGCTATGATTACTTCGGTGAGTCTCATACGGCTTACTCAGCGGGAGATGACGGAGCCAATGCCTGATCTACAGTTAGTAGTACATCAGACTGAACAAACTCCTGAAGTGGTCGAGGATAACTTTGACCGTATCAGGCAGTACACCGACAACCTGCTGATGGGTAGGTTTGAAGGGGCTCATGTTGAGTATGTGATTGAGGGTGCGGTTACTAATCTTAGACTACCGCATGGACTTAGCTTTCAGCCCAAAGACATTATCCAAACCTCTGTGATTGGAGCTGGGGTTCTGACATGGAACTACGATAAGTTTGATAGAGAAGAGATAGATATCACCACAACAGGTGCAGTAACCGTCCGTGCCTTCATTGGTGTTTATGACAATGAAAGGGAAGGCCGATGAGAATTTGGACATACTTAGAAGCGTTATCCAAAGTCCAGCGTGATCTTGATATGGAAGAGGAAACCTTCGTTGATGACCAGGAGTGGGTGGACTATTTCAATGAAGCCATTGATGAAGCCGAGGCTGAGATTCACCGCATCTATCAGAAGTATTTTAAGAAGACCTACGATGTTCCGCTGGTAGCTGGAACCTCTCGCTACTCGATGCCATCAGATATCTACTCAAACAAGATGTTGCTTCTGTTCTTTAATGAAGGAATAGGTGGCAGACAATACAAGTTGGAGAGAATCAAAGAGAAGAATATCGCAAGGGTAGACAACGATGCTTCTGCCTATCTGTCTTACGACATAGAGAATGTCGATGCAGATACAGGAGTTGAACTTGTTCTATATCCAGTCGAGGCTGTGCCAACAAATTCTACTGCCTTGAAAATGTATTACATTCGTAATGCAAACCGAATACCCGACGTTAGTTCAGTGACAACGGCGGTGCTCAATGCAACCAAGATTGACATCCCTGAGTTCATTAACTTTATATTTGACTTTGTTAAGGCTAGGGTAGGTG